TTGTGGATCATATGATACATTGATCGTAAGATCCTCGTCACCTTCCTCGGCATCAGTAGGTGATATAGTAACCAATTGCGACGAGTACGGGGATCCCGATGATGTCATGTCTAAATCGGAGAGATTTGTCTTAGTCTCACGAATGATCGCATTATCGTCAGAGAGCGGACCATAATACTTAATGCGTGTCTCGAATGTAAGTGTATATATGATCGAGCGGCGCGAGGTGTATTCACCTTCGTAATCATCCGACATATCGACGGAGTTGAGAACAAACGGCATATCCGATTTAAAGTTATTTTCAACCTCATTAACGGTTACCGTATACTCAGGCTGAAAGAAAGGCAGAATCTGCTCAAGAATCTGAAGCGCATCATCAGTATGCTTTGAGAGAATACTGAGTTCAAACCCAAGTCGGTACGTCGATGGATACAACATTGTTTTTCTTGAACCAGCACTGGATCCAGGAAGTGTATATTTTGTTCCACGGGCAAGTCTTAAGCTCTCGTCATAATCAATGGATGTAATCTCGAACGACATACGTGGCAACTTAATCGCGAGCTTAGGATCAGTCAGATTTTCTTCATTACGAATACGCGATAGAAACTTTTCACGAGGACCGTACGAAAGCGGCACCTTAATTCTTGAAAGTGCACTGCCCGACCCGCTACGTTTTACGACTTCGATATTATTAAACAGAGTGCCGAATACGGATACGGCTCGACGAGTGTGCTGATTATAAAAGTAATTGCCAAACATTATCGCTCTTGCACCTCACCGAATGGATTGCTCTCGGAGAAATCTATAATCTGATCTGAATCAATCTCAAAACGAGAGTTATCTGCAAATGGGTCAGTATCGTCTGGAATATATTTACCCTCGTCGAGAATGCCATATTCTTTCAGTACAGACCAACCGGTATCGGATTCATCATCGAGGAGGAAGATATTGCCGAGTGCCGGATCAAATGACCGAAGTTCACCATCTGTGGAGACGACATCTATGAGAGTAAGATCACCTTGTCGTGTCTGCCCCGTTGAGGTATCCGCAGCTTGTGTTTGAACAAAATCAGCGACCTCTGCAGATACGACGATAAATTCCTGGTCGGATTCTTCTTGTTGCACGAACTGAAAGACCTTGGTACCTGCGGTGAAACCTGTTGTTCCACCTTCAATTGAGAATACCGTTTTCGATGCATTAATTCGTTCAAACTGATCTAGTTCATTAATACCGGTTTCAAATTTTTCAGCGGAGTACTCGAAGAGCTCACACTGTAATTCATAAATTGGTAAATCTGACAGTCGATAGAATGGTTGCTCATGCTCGACAAATTTAATCTCGAATAATGATTTTGACAGCGGTAGATAGATTAGATCACCTTCCCGCGGCCGCTCGAATGCTACTTTATTCGAGTCCATATTCACGAGTTGATCGAATCGTCTACGCGCAAGAACAAAAGTTGCTTGATCCCGAATCTCAAGACCGAACTTTGAAAGCAGATTACCTTCGCCTTCAAAGCCTTCGGTATTCGCGATATACATCTCAACCATATACGACGATTCAAACTGAGAATACTCTTCGTTAAGTATTTCATCAGTCGTAATTGCTGTACGCGGAATATAATACGTCTCTTGGCCGTATAGACGAAGACCCTCGATGATGAGGTCCTCATAGAGGAACTGTTCAGTTCGTACCGCAGGTGAGAAATATAGATTAGTGGGCATGATTATTTTACTTTAATTTGGTGTATAGCCAGACTTAATTAAATCGTGCCATTTTTGACTACCTACCTTGGCCATTTTAAATCCTTCATTATTTGGTGAAATTAACTTTTTGAGCCCTATCTTACTTTCACTAACCTTTTGTCTATTTACTTGGCTCGACATAGAGTTATTATCACCAACACCCTTACCAATACGATTCTTTCTCATCTTTTCAATTGTTTCAGGACTTTTATTCTTTAAATGTAATCCATGAGTCTCTGACTTTGCAAACGCTTCTTTTTTTCTATTTTTTGTTTCTTGAGATTCTTTAAAGCCAAGTTTATATGTATTCCCTTTACTCTTTTCAGAAATAATCTTTCTACCTTCATCAGTAAGGTAGGATTTACCTTCTAATGATTTGCCGATTTTATATTTAACCTCGTCGGTCTTTGGCTTAAGATGCCAAGAATAATCTTTTATATGGTTTCGCGTTGAGCCGCCTCTACCACCAATATTTAGATTATAGCATAAGTCTGAATTTATATGTTCTTCTGATAATAATTCTCTTTCATACTCGAAGGCGTCCTCGAGTGTATCAAAATATTCAATTACTTCTTTTGTAAAAGATTCTTCGCCATATTTTTCAATGGCTTTTCTTAGTAAAACTCCGGATCCAAAATACTTATTATCCAAAGGTACTTTGGATTTGTGAACACCATAATAATACTTATTATTAATCGTATTGGTTGTCTTATAAACATAATAATACATTGAATCTATCCAACAAAGAAATTGGGCGGGAATGAATACTTCAATTGCATTTCTTCTTCGATCTGCTGAATTTCTTCTGTTGCCTCGTCGTACATTTGCTGACCGTTAAGTGTGACACCGCCCGGTAGTTCCATACCTTCGAACTTTTTAAGGTTAATTCCCCACTGTCGCTTGAGCAGCGCAGTAAGGTATCGCTTAAGGAACATATCATTGTAGACATCGGTATGCTCGTTGGGATCAAGAACACGATAACCCTCAACAACGACATACTCGCCTACCTGGAGACGATACTCCCAATCGATATTCAGATACAACCGATTCATATGACGATTAAATTCGACTTGCGGCGTACCGTTAATCATCATATCGACAGTCGAAATATAGTTCTGAACGTGGACATAATTCGAGAGACTGCCCGCGAACCCAAGGTTGTACATATCGTTCAGCGCCATCTGATACCGCGCATCGAACATCGATACTGACGAGTTATCATACGACAAAGGCAGGATTTTAACAACATTAATTATTGCATCGGGAATCGGTATATATTCGTTGTCGCGATCTTCCTGAGTTATTTCATGCTTAAAAAAGTCATGATAGATTGAATCAGAGTGATATTCGCGATAAAACTGAAGTGCTTCGTCAACGCGATCCTCGATCTGATCTTGATCAACGTTAATCTCAAGAACCGGAGCGCCGAGATTACGAAGGCAGTAGTCTATCAGTGTCTGGCGTGAATTAGGTATCATATCGTAGCAGTACCGTTATTATGATTTTGGTTACTACTATTTATACATTATTCGTTTGATAGTGTTTCGCGAGAGAACTCTAAGTCTCGGAGATGGCTGTGGTAGCAGTGGTTGCTTTGATTCAGAAGAATCTTAAACACTCGGTCTATCGTGTGGTGCGCAACCAACCAGCCGAGCTTATTTCTATTTACGTAGCATCTTGCCGATAAAGTCTGGTCGTGGTGCCCACCGAGAAACAGACAATTGATTCCTTGTGAGCACCACGCCGCGACGCGCAAGCCTTGTAACTTGATTCGATCAAAAATCATCAGACCTCAGAAGGATCCACTAATATAATTGCCTTAATAGCATCTAGGTCAGCTCGAGCCGTATCATAGTTAATTGTTGAAGTCTTCACCTCATCAATCTTAGAGTGAAGTTCACCCAAAAAACTAGAATGAAATTCAGTATAGGCATCAGCTTTTGCAATAATCTTATTCACGAGCTCTGTCTTAGTTTCACCCTTATTTCTTGACTCTAAAAGACGGTCAATATATGGAGTAACTACAGTATTATCGGCAATATAAGCCCGAGCCTCTTTTTCTTGAGTATCCCATGATAACTGTTCTGATAGAGAATTGTTTTCCTCTAAATATCTATTAATATACTCATCAAATTGTTTATTTAATGCGGCAATTTGGTCTGACTGAACATCTTTTAGTATTGCATCAAGATCTACCTCGGTAGATTCTTTTGGCACAAGAATAAATTTTTCTCTTACATAGCCGTCTTCATATAATTTATAACCTTCAGATTGCACCTTTTCTATATCATTCTCTATAGGTTTAACAGAAAAAGTAAATGGGGCATAACCTTGCTCACTTAAGTTACTTTTTGTTATTTTTTCCAGATTCAGAATACTTTTTAGGTTTTCTGCTAGCATCGGGCGCCCTTCAGGAGTGCCGTCAATTACCTTAATTACATATTCTATCAACACTTTGTTCCCCTTCTACTTCTATTATTTCTAATATCTGAAACTCTTCAGGTTTATATGAAGTTCCATATGTTAGTTGTATTTGTGAGAGTATAGAGGCTTCTTCTGCAGAAGAAGCCCTTACATGATAATGTTTCCCAATATTACCCGCGGGCGATTTATATTTTATATCATAACCATTCATATCTTATCTCTTGTCCTATGATGCATTATCCGGAAAGGACATATTAGCTCCCCATATTATACGAACGGCACCTTCTCCGGTGGACACGTATCCGCCACCACCACCGCCATAGGCGCCACTTCCACCGTTAGATCCTCTATATACACCGCCATTTGATCCTCCAGATCCACCACGGCCGGGCCCACCATACTGGTTATCGTTTTCATTATAGAGTCCGCCAGCACCACTTGGGCCCTCACCAAAGATACCTACACCGCCGCCGCCGCCGGAATGTGAGTCGCTCGAGCCGCCACCGCCG